GATACCTAAACAATGGAACCCCAAAAATAATTTCATGATTCATTAATAAATTTTTCCGAAAGGTCCGAAGTAATCAACTTTCTTAAATGCTTTTTTCTGTGCTAAGTAACACATATCAGTTACAAATTCTCTTAGATCTTCTGGAGTAAGATGTGCACACTCATAAAAGAAGTCTAATCCCATCAACTTTGCCTTTGTATTAGTTCCTCTATCTTTTTTACCCGCAAAAGATTGTTTTATATTGTTAATTGCTTGATCAACATTAGTTACATCAGTATCCATACCAACTTGTAACAACTTAGTCAAAACTTTTCTAAAATATTTTTCATCTTTTTTGGGATGATTCTTAAACTCATCTAGATCTTTAGGATATAAATTGTGATCGTTTACAAAAGTTCTTTTAAAATCTTTTTTTAAAATTTTAGTAACCATATCCACAGGTGCTTTACCCAATCTAGCACTACCAGAACCTTTTTTAGTTGGTTCAAATTTTAAATTACTACCTCCCTTAGCATCAGAACTATTAGCTTTGATTTGGAAAACATATGTAGCACCGCCTCCCTCAACAGTTATCTTAACATCTTGAGTGAACATATCGTCACCAGTTTTAATTAAGAAGTTTGAGGTAAACCCTTTCATGGTGACAGGGAAGTTTGCCATTTTGGTATCAGTAATCAAACCATCTTTCTCAAGGTTAACTTCTTCATAGTATGCTACCTTTCCAGTCTTCTTTAGGGATACTCCTATAACTCTTTTATCATGATACATTCTTCTTAATGTGTCATTGAGTTCATGTATAGTTGTAACAGATTCTTGTAGTTCCTTTTTTATCTTTGCCATATCTGATTTTTTTACAATCCATATATCAGCAGGGTTCCAACTATCTTTCTTACCACCAAGACCAAGATCAGTATCAAAATTATCTAAGCATAACTTTGTAATAAATTCCATAAAAGAACCAGTTCCACTGTGATCAAATTTACACATACTAGGTGGTTGAACTTTTTCAAGTAATACTTTTTGTTGTGCAAAATAACTTATCAACCAACTCTCAGGAACATCACCTCTAAAAATTTTAACTAACTCATCATATGCTTCAGTATCAGCATAAAGATCTTTATAACTTTTATAACCTGCTGCAGCTTTATTATTGACTACTCTGTCAAAGATATATGCACTTCCTTTTTCTTGTTCTTCTGTACCTGCTGCAGTGGGTGCTACTTTACTAGTTGCTCTAAATTTTACTTGAACTGGTGTTGCTTTTCCACTAACAACTTTACCAGGATATTCGTATATTCTTTCCTTTCCACCACCTAATTCTTTAACCAATGCTGCTTTGGTAGTTCTTATAATATAAGGCATAGTATCCTCAGACACTTTTATCATCCAAGGATCTTTGCCTCCTTTCCAGTCCCTATCAGCGATAAGTCCTGCTTCTTTTTTAGGACCGTTCTTAAGAAGTGTTGATAGTTCATTCTTAAGAGTGGTGTATGTTTTAGCTTTATCTAATATATTCTTTCCAGTTAAGGAATAATATGCCTTTGCTGCCATTTATCTAACTGTTTTTAAATATTTAGATATCGTCTATGCGTCTATTCTCTGAGAAGTATGAATTAAAGTGTCCTTCTGGATACCTTGCAGAAAGTTTTGTAATGTTTCTTGCTAATACATCATCAAGAGATAGGTCAAGAGCGATACATGCTTGAGCAACATACCATAATACATCACCAAGTTCAACCTTGAGATGTTCTTTCTCTCCTGCGGTAAATTCTTTTCCTTGGAATGCAATCTTCTTTACAATCTCAAGAAACTCACCACCCTCAGCATTGATACCGATAGCAGCAGTCAAAAGTCTCTCAATAGATACACCTTTTGTTTGTAAATCTCTGATACGCATGATGAATGCTTCAGTATCTTTTGACTCATTACTGGTTACTGCATCAGTAAACTTCAAATACTCTGTCCATTTTGCGTTAGGAGTAGTTGTTGCAGCAGGATACCTTGTTGCATCAGGTGGAGTGACTACTACATTAGCGTCATTTGCTCCAAGTTGTGCACCTGTTGGATCATTTGGATTGTCTGACCAACCTGCTGTTTCTACATCGCCAGGTTCTGCATCCCAAAATTCTTTTTTTCTTGGACGCTTTGGAGGGGTTGCTTGTGGTTTTTGTGGAGATGTAAAATCGTTGTTGCCAATAGCGTCTGAGTAAGTAGGCATAATCTTATACTGGTACTTTTGTTTTGTGTGGATGATAATTGTGAATCTTATCTAGATGAAAAAATTCCCATGCATATGATATGTGATCAATGTCTTTTTGTGGGAAGTCTAGATCAGATGGTGAGGTATTTAGAAAAGAACTAATAGTCACTCTGTCATGATCATCAAACCAAGTATCTTTCAAAATAGGATTGTGAAAGAAATGACTTGGGTATACTACTATAGAATTATAGCACATGTCAACCTTATCTGCAAACTTCCAAGGACCGTAGTTTTCAATTTGAAACCATGTTGCATTATCACTTAGTGCATTATTTCCTAATTTGTAGAAGAAATCTCTAAAAATTGCCTTGTCATTATGACTAAACTCTAGTGCAGACTTAAGATTATTGAATGTCCAGAACCCAGTTTGTACTGGGGACTCTGTTTTTGTGATGTTTATATTGATTGCAAGGTGTGTATCCTCTGACAATGGCAACGAATCATCAAGATCTACATGTGGAAATACAGATTCTGGAATGCTTAATGGCATATTACTATTAAAACAATTTCCAAAGGTACATACTCCTTTAAAATTTTTTAAACCAAACAAAGGTGCAATAGATCTTGATATTGGTAGGTTAAACCAGTCTAACATCTCATCTTGTATATGAAAACTCTTACCTGGTCTTGCATTATCCTCACCAAGGTTCTCCCACCAGTATCCATTCCTAAAAAAATCACTAACTTTGTCAGGATATTTCCAATAATCCTGTGCAGTTAAGATAGGAATATCATTATTGAGTATCTTGTATTCCCATTTAAGGTTGTTTACAAGAGAAACTTCTTCCCATTTTTTGTTTACACTTTCAATCATGTGAATTGTAACTTAGCAAACTTATCTTTCATTTGCTTTGCTCCCTCTTGTATAGTATCTGTTTGTTGTCCACTATCTATCAGATCTCCACCTATATTTTGCTCACAATCATACAATCTCATCTTTGCTCTATCAATTCCTAACACAAATCTCTTGTTTATTGTAGGATCATTGTACCTATTCTTCAATTGTTTGACCATTATTTGATTTAATCCTTCTAATTCGTCAGTAGATATAAGAGCGAACATAAGATCAGCAGTTGCAGGTAGACCAAATGACTCAGAGGTATCGGTAAGATCAATATCACTACTACCAAAACCAGAACGAGTGGTTTGAGTAGCGGAAATAATCGGGACATTATATTCAACTGCAAGTCCACGAAGATCTTCTGCAATCGCTTTGATGTACGAGTAAGAATTGACATTTCCTAGTTTAGAATAGCGACTTGATGCACATATATTTAAGTAATCTATGAATATTATGTCAGGTTTAAAAGATTTCTTGAGTGTTAGTTCATTTAATAGTGTTTTAAAGTGACCTGCATGTGCTGAAGCAGTAGGATATTCTTTAATAATTAACTGACCTTGTGTTTTTTCTGCAAGTTTAGTTACTTTATTCTCAAAAATAACACGAGGTAAGTCAGTAAGATCTCTGATGTTTACATCTAATAAGTTAGCATCAATTCTTTCTGCAATTTTTTCTTCTGCCATCTCAAGAGTGATGTATAGAACATTCTTACCCTGTAAGAGGACTGAACTAGCAAAATGACACATAAAAAGAGACTTACCAACACCTGTACCTGCTAGTGCAATGTTGAGAGTCTTGTTAGGGACACCACCTTTTGTAATTTTGTCAAAGAATTCTAGATCAAATGGTATCTTTTCTTCTTTTTTATGGTATGATTCATACCTTGCTTCATAATCTTCAAGGTAATCATGTCCTACATGGTTGTCAAATGATACTGCTAGAGCATCAGATAGGATATGTGGTATTGCATCTCTTCCTTTATTATTATCTTGTCCATCTGCTATCTTAATTGATGACATCAAGGCAAGATAGATTGCACGATCACGACACCACTTCTCTGTTGCATCTACTAACCATTCTGTATTAGTTTCTACCTTATCTAAAGTCTGATTTATCTCTCTTATCTCTTTATATTCTGTCTCTGTGAGGTCATCTCTATTCTGAATCTCAATGTCCAGTATCTCCTGTGTTGGACATTTATTATACTTTGCAATAAAATCAATAATTTCCTGACATAAAATCATTTCTGATCTCATCTCAAAGTATTCTAATTTTATAAAAGGTATTACCTTTCTAGCATAGTCATCATTGTGTATTAGATTCTTTAGAAGAGTGATCTCAAGTTTTTCCATTAACTGCCATAACTAAAAAGTTTTTGTGATGTCTCATCAAGTTTTTTCATGACATCTTCTGTGAAATATTTCTCAGGATTTTTGTATATTTCTTTGGCATATATTTTTTTGCCACCGATCTCATACCTACCTGCAACATTCTTCCACATACCTGCTTCTTCGCCAAGATCTAGTAGACCGTAGTATCTATCAAGACCACGATCATCATAGAATAGACGAACTGTTACATCTTTATTTTCTTTACTTAGACGAGACTTGACCGTCTTAGCTTTGATAAGATTTCCGATGACATCTTTACCGTCTTTTTCTTTCTTCTTAGAGAGGTAAATAATGGTAGAAGCAGCGTACTTAAGACCGCTACCACCGCCCATTTCTTTTGTTGGTACATAAGCTCCGATAACATCATAGGTATGATTGGTTACAATCATTGGAATGTTTGCTTGACCCAACTTCAAAGTAAGCATTCTAAAAGCACCCTTGACAAGTTGTGATTTAGTCATGTCACGAACTTGCTTATCATTTAGTGCATCGTCAATTTCCTTTTCGGTGGACAGCATACCAAGAGAGTCTAGCACAAACATACATGGTTTGCGATCTTCTGTCTTGGACTTAAGATATATATCTACTGCTTTAAGTGCCTTACTTCTAAACTGTTCGATTGTCACAACATTGATAACAACCAGACGACTTGTATCTACTCCACGATCTTCGAGTAGAGACTTTGTGATACTGGATTCGGTATCAAAATATAGACAGTAAGCGTTAGGATCGTTATCCAGAAAATTTTTAACAACAGCGAGAGAGAAAAAAGTTTTACCAGTAGATGACTCACCTGCAATTGCAGTAATCTTATTACTAGATACCCCACCAAATATACTCCCTGATATAAGTCCATTAAAAATGAACGAACCAGTGTCAACATACTTTTCAGTTTCGTCAATATCGGATGCGAGTTGTGTGTAGTCATCGCCAATCTCTTTTACTATGTCTTTTAGGAAATCCATTATACAAAAAATGATTCAAGGTTTGCAGTTTTCTCAACTTTCCATCCAATAGAGTCGAGGATGATTCTTAAAGGTTCAATAAAACTCTTTTCAAATTGTAAGTCATGATCCACATATTTGTCAAGTTGTAGTTCTTTAGGAAAGTCTTGAATGAATGAGATTACATTCTCATGTATTTTGTTTGGTTTTTTAAGGTAGCAGAATTTAATCTTCTCCCCATTACCGATCAACGAATACTTATTCGTTAGATTGTGCTTCTTAATATAGTGATTAAAAAGCAGTGCACCTCGCACATGAATAGGTGTGCCTTTCATATAAATCATGTTGCTAGATTTATACTTGGTCACATCAGAAACAGATCTTGGGAATGCTATTTCTTCTGGAGGCAACTTCCTAAACTCCTTACGACTGTTCTCGATAAATTTGATGACATCATCTTCTGTACCGTTCATCATAAGTTTGAGTGCATCTTTAATCATCTCCCTACAGGGTGCAGGTGTAGATGATTTGACTGCTTCAATACCCATCATCTTTAGTTTAGGTTCATGGTATTGAACACCCTCACTGTTCCATACATTTAAAATATATCTTTTCTTAGCAGTCCATATACCACGATCAGCAATGTTTTCTCTCTTCATAAACATCTTCTGATCATATGCGTTTACATATTCTGCGAGTTCTCTGTAAGACTGGTCGATGAAGGGTTCAAGTGTCTTCTCACAAATAGTATCAATGAACGAGACAATGCTTTCAGAATCTTTTTCTTTATCTTTGTAGATAACATCGACAAGAGGACCGAGGTTAAGGTAGATAGAATCAGTATCACTAGCAATAACATAATCTTCTTTTTCTGTTTTTAGAATTTTGTTTAGAAAATCATTCATCTTGTTCTCTATCCAACGGATAGAAACCTGACCAGATAGTGTAATAGCTTCTGCGTTGGCAAGTTGATAATAGCGAAAATATTGATTGCCAATAGCACCATAAGCAGAATTAAGGGAGATCTTTTTTGCCATTTGAATGTTATTACATCTGGCAATTTCTTTAACAAGATCATCTGTTGGGTTTTTTTCATACTCTTGCTTTGCCTCTAGCATTCTTTTTTTGAATATCACTCTCTCATTGTACATCTTCTCCATCAACTCAGGTAAGAATCCTCTCTTGTCCTTACGATACATCGCTCCATTAGCACAGACAGCATTGTCTTTGTGCATTTCAAATGTAAGATTCTTTTCAAGAATATCTTTGACTGAGACTGTTGGATGTCTCTCATCTCTGAGAGTCTCAGGAGATATATTATACTGCATGATGAGGTGTGGGTACAGACTATTAAGGTCAAAAGAAACAACCCAGTCATACTTACCAGGTTTAGGTTCTTTTACATATGCTCCTGCATACTTTTCGTCCTTTTTTTCTGATAGTTTTGGGGGAATTACAATGTTTCTCTTCTTAAGATAATTGTATATAATATTATCCCACATGCGAACCTGATAGAACACATCATTGTAATTAACTTTAGCATCATATGCCATAGTCAATGCTAGTTCAATCAGTTTCATCTTGTCTTCCAGACGGTCAACAAGTTCCACATCAATTATATTATATTCTACAAACTTCTGCCAACCATTTGTGTAGAAATCCTTAAATGTATCGTGCTCAGAGTGATCTAATTTCTTCTGCCCTAGTTCTACCTGTGCAATATAGTCTAGACGATATGATTCTCTGTTGGTATAAGTAAACTTCTTATAAAGATCTAAGTAATCAAGTTGAGTTATACCACCTATATCATATACAATATGGCGACGACCTTTGATATAAAGTTCTTTAGGAGAACATAAACCCCAAGGAGACAATCTTCTAGCAACCTTATCTCCTAGAACTCTGTATAATCTTTTTGCAAGGTATGGTATATCAAACATCTGTATATTCCAACCAGTAACAATGTCAGGTGTATTTTTCATCCACCATGATATGAAATCATTTAAAAGATCAAACTCATTATTAAATTGTTTGTAGTAATGATTGCCTTGCTTTAGTTTAAAAGGTCCTTGACCCCATGTAATAATTTCTTTTGTATTATAATTTTGCATAGAGATGAGCAACATCTCTTGATCAGCAGTCTCTACATTAGGGAATCCATTCTCTGATTTAGTTTCAATATCCATCGTGTATAAACGAATCTTGTTGATATCAAACTTTACTTCATCTTGTGGATATTTGTCAGAAATATACTGGTATATGAATCTTTCATTACCGAACACTTGAAAATTATCTACAAACTCATACTGATTTAAAAATTCTTTAGTCTCTCGAACAGTGCCAGGTTTTACCTTTGCAACATACTTACCGTCTAGAGTCTTATATTGTGTTTTTTTATTTGATGATACAAATAAAGTGGGTTGATAGTCATCACGGATTTGAAAATACTCACCATTATCGTATCCACGCACGAGGAACTTGTCCCCGATCATGCAAACATTTGTATAGAACTTCAACTAATAACCTCTTGATATGCCTCCAACAATTCTGGTTGGGGATCTACAATAGTTAGTATAGCATCTGATGAGATCATGCACTGGTGGTTTTGTGTCAGTAATTTACCTGGCCACCTTTGCAACCTTTCTTTCCACTCTTCTTTTCCTTCTCTAAACTCTACAGGATCTGTGAGTTGACAATCTGGTTCTCCTAGTTCACTTTGTACTTCTCTTATTTTAGTAACTAAAACCTTAGATTCATTTTTTAGAACCAATACTTTTACAATAGGATCCATTAGATTCTTCTTCCACGAGTTAAATCTTCATACATGTCCTTTAAGTCTGTAACTGGATCACATATTGTGGTAACTGTATTAGGATTTATAATAAATGTTTGATCGTCAGATATCTCTAACCAAGTTTTTAATCCTACTTTTTTAGTTGTTGATAATGTTTGAGAACCATCCTCTTGCATATCCATTGTGTCTGTATACACAATCTCGAATGGTTTAATTACCATGTACTGTGTTTGGTCACCGTCTGTAACTTCTTTTATATCTGCAAGAAGTTGAGTGCCATCATTTAATATTCCGACTTTAATTGACATAATACATTATGTATGTAAAAAAGGAGGGTGGTTGGATTCCTGTATACCAACAAGTAACGGGCATTACTACAGAAGTAAAATCGTTACAGCCTGATACCTATCTGGTTAGATAGTTCTGCCATTTCTGACAGCGAGCACCACCTCTGTATCATCACCTTAACTAGCGGTTGCCAGTAAGTTTATTCAGTCACACCCATGTTGCGTCCAACGGTTATATTATAACATAAAAAAAGGGGGTTGAAAACCCCCTGTGTTTATATCCAGTCTTTTCGTTCATGATGTTCTGGAACGATCTTACCTAGTGTGACAGTTAATAGACCGTCTTCAAATACTACCTTCTTGACGACTGTATCGTCTGCAATAGTCCATGATCTAGAAAAGGATCTTTGTGCTAGTCCTTTATGTGCGTAGTCAGAGGTGTCTTTTTCTGCTTTGTCCCCTTCTACAACTAGTTTACCATACTCTGTGTAAACTTTAACTTCTTTCTTTTTAAATCCTGCTAGTGCAATTTCTAGTCTTGATTCAACATTACTAACATTGACCAAATTGTATGGTGGGTAGTTAGTATTAAATTCTGTGTTGAAAAATTGATCAAAGTAATTGTCTAATCCTATGCTGTTTTTAGTGATACGATCTATTAAAGTTGGTAGATCGGCAGCATGATACTTCTGAATGTCCATAGTTCTCCTTAGTAAGCGAGTGTAAATTGTGTCCCCGAAGGCAACAATACTATTTAACCACAGACTCTACTAAGTGTCTATCCGATATACCGACTAACTTGGTTCGGGTATCCATCCAATCTTTTACATGGTAGTGAAAACCGCCCTTCTCTTCTACTGCTTTTGCCAGAGCATAATCGTTCTGACCTTCCTCCATCATGTCACCAAAGAAGTGCAACTCATCACTAGTCTCAAAGTCTCTAAGTATTTGACTTTTATTTCTTCCTAGTGGTGCTAGATCTAAACCTGTCTGTCCTCCTATCTGCACTTCTAAGTCTGGGAACTTTAACCTAAGTCTTCTAGCAATCTCTCCTCTCTCATTAGTTAGTTTATCCCACTTGACATACTCTTCTCTTTCTATGAAACAAGTATTTGCTCTACCTAGTATACTAAAGTTTACACCGCCAGGTCTTCTTTCAATATGAATACCATTACGAATAGGAAACTTACTAAACAATAACTCATTCTCTAGATGTCTTTCTACATCTGTAGGTAACTCCCAGTCATCTCTATAGACATTCTTAGTGCCTTCATAGACATCACTACCTGAGCAGTTGTATACTCTGGTGCATTTGTTATACAAGTATGGTGTTAGTTGTTCTAGTGTTTTGTCTCTGTCACTACCTGTCACTAGATAAACATCATTGCGAGCAGCAAACTCTGAGAAGAATGGTAAGAACTCTCCGTCAATTTGTTTTCTTGCAGGTGTCAAAGTCCCATCAACATCAAAAATAAATTTCTTCACTCTTCCTCCGTTTTTTTCCTACCTATATTATACTTTGTTTCTAGTATCCAGTCACCCTTATCTTTATAAGACAATACTTTGATCTGGTTCAACGGTGCTATATCTGCTATCTGATCTACATTGAGTATACTAATGAGTCCCCAATCAGCAAGCAACTGACTAATACGATTCCTACGCTGCACATCGTTAATAGTAAGGTTAGCTCTTTTTCCATCAAGTGCAAATAATTCTTTAAAGTGGACGATAAAATATCTCCCCTGTTTATGTAGTATATGACAACTTTGATATAATTTCTTTTCTTTGCGTGATGCCACACCAATTCTTGTCAAGGTTTCTCTAACCTTTAGGAAATCATCTGGTTCACTTAATGATACTTCTACCATCTTTTCGGACGACCAATCAACGGTCGGTTCAGTCACTACACTCATTGTTTTAAATCAATTATTAATTGTATTTAGTAAATAATTCTTGCAAAAGGACATTTTGACTTACCTTTCTTAAACAATCTATCTGTCCAACTACCGTTATCCATTGCCTCCTCTCGTTTTGTCTCATAAATTTCTAGTATCTCATCTATTATAGCACGATCTTCTATTCTCTGTAAGTCTACCTCTGCATCTAGGTCAGGAGAGTGGAAAGATAACCTGCATAGAGGGTCGCCTTTTCTAAACTTTACTGGTTTTGTTTTATCTACTACTTGGAATCCGATACTTGCCTTAGACGGCCATGTAGATAGTTGTACCCAACCAGGAATCATAACCATATTATTATCCAGAGCAGTCATAGGATGATCATTTGCCTCTAACCACACATTGTCATCTGATGTCCATAACAAAAAATGTGGAGTTGTCATATGAAACACTAATGTATCAAGATGTTCTTGATTGTAGTGTAAAAAATTTGTATCTATTGGTTCGTCAACTCTAAACTCATAGTCAATAGGTGATGAGATTATAAAAGTTCTTTCATTTTTATGATTAAAACATGGACACCTTCTGTATGGCATGCCACTAGAATCTTTAAACTCAGATTGTTTTATAATATAATTGTCAGGTGAATCCTGACTCAAGTAATTAATTTTCATCAGTAAATAATTTTAGTCACACCTTTGTAATATTTTTCCATCTCATATTTTCTATGTAGATAATCTATCTCTATTTTCTTTCCACTAAGTTCTTCGTAGACTTTGATAAATGTACTCATCATGTGCCAATGTAATGGTGGAATGTATGAAGGTGATAAGCATACAAATATTTGATCAAACTTATAGTCACCAAAATCATAATCATTTTTAAAACCCCAAGTAAAATTATTCAGATACTTATGTCCATGCATTGTATCCAAGAACTCCTCTGTAGTCTCATTCATAATCCAATGAAAAGATTTTAATCTTCCCTGTGATTGTAAATAATATCCCCAGTTACCTTCTACTACTCTCTCGTCTTCATCTATCTGTTTTATCTCTTCCTCTGCACTACTTCTGGTATTTGTAAGTATATCACTATGATGATCTATGTTGACTATCTCTATGTCTGTATGTCCTTCTAAACCATATAAAATATTGTCATGGTCATATCCAAAGTAAACATCGTCACAGTGTTTTAATGCTCTTAAATATGTTCTTAAACAAAAATCATAGTTGTCTATATCAATCTTCTGAGATATAGTTTCAAATACCTCTGGCATTCTAGATTGTAATTGCTTCCATTGAACGACTGGTTGAACATCTGGTATCTCTTTGTTCATACCATTCTTATAGAAGTCGTTGATTGCGGGTGCTGAAATAAAGTCTAGATCAATACTGAGAATCTTCATTTTCTTCTTCCCTTTCCACTTCTTTAAATACTAGAAGTGACTCACCTGGTTGTATATTTTCCATCTCAGGATGCACAACCTTCTTAGGTTTTTCCATGTCTCTGACTAGCATGCCAGTCATTCTCCACATGAATGCGAATGTACCACCTACTACTGCAGCGAACATCAAACCGTATATAAAAACGAACATGTCATTCATATTCTTCCACCTGTGTTAAGTTTCTTCTTAATGAACTCTATTTGATCTTTACTAAGAACACGCATTGCTTGCAATGCTTTCTCACTACTGTATCTATAATACTTCTTAACTGCATCTAAATTTGATATCTTGTCCTTCTTTAACCAAGGAGCAAACCTCTTTCTTTTTCTCAAAGAATGCAATAGAAAATCATACTGTAACTTAGGATCTAGGTTAGGATACTTGTTCATTTCATTAGAGAACATAACAGAATCTAATATCCCAGACAAACATTTGTTCACTATGAATGCAGGATATTTTAATGTTGGATCTTCTTCTAATAAATTTTCTTTAGTAAGGTTGATAGATTTCAACCAGTCCTTTAATTCCATTTACCTCTCTTTCTTCTTCTTTCATTTCTAGCATCTATCAGACCTGCCATCAGATACCCATAATAACCTAATGCTGCAAAACATGCAATACCAATCAAGAGTTCCATAATAATATTTGTTCTGGTATAATTATACACCCATTCGTTAAAACTTACAACCCCTTAGTATAAGATGGTGGTATATGATGATCGTTCCAATGACGAATATTACCACCAATAATAAAACAGTTGGTAACAACAAGTTGAATCATAACCATTGTTCTGATAACACAGATCCAGTTATCATATTTCTTTGTAGTTTCATCATTAAAAGATCCGAGAGCATACTTCCAGACTTTCCAAAATTCTTTCATCGTATAATGTAGTTGTTGATTACTAGATAATCTATGTCCATTTTTTTAAATGCTTTTATTGCATCTTCTGGGGTTTCTACAATCGGTTCTCCATTGTCATTGAACGAGGTGTTAAGGAGAACTGGCACATCGAACTTACGAAGTAAGTTACAGAGTTTTGAATTCAATTCATCGTTGACAGTTTGCATTCTACAAGAACCATCTTCGTGAATTATAGCAGGTAGATTTTCTTTTACATCATAAGAGTATAGCATATATGGTGAATCATATCCACGACCTTCTAAGGTTACTCCTGCAAAGGGTCGCCAATACTCTCTATGTTTTACCCTACTATTAATTATATCTTTATTTTCTGCTTTGTGTGGAGACATTAAAATAGACCTAGAACCTAATGCTCTAGGACCGTGTTCTGACCTACCTTGAAACCATCCTATTATTTTATTATCATCTATTAACTTAGCAACTACCTCACATAGATCATCAAAGTCCTCATAATAATCTGCATCCTCTGGTACATAATCATCATATGACTTACCAAGTAATGCTAGATTAGTTGGTAGTTCAATAGTTTCTTGTGTTTTATATGCAGCATAAAGTGCAGCACCAAAATGTATACCTGAGTCATTTGGATATGGTGGTATATGTACATTCTTAAATAGAGGTCTTAATAAACTATTTGTACATACATTTAAAAAACATCCACCTGCAAAACAATTATTTTCTTCTAAATAATCTTCTCTTAAAGCAGTCACTAATTTTACTAAAGCATCCTCAAAATGTTGTTGAGTATAGTATGCTATATCATCTGCACTTTCTCCGTCCAGATTTTTAAATACACCATCGTATTCATAGAAGTTGACCCAAGGTGGTTTGAATTCATATCTATCAACATTCCATCTTTTATCATTAGAGAATAAGTATGGTGGTTCTGCATCTGGCATCTTACCATAAGCAGATAGTCCCATTACTTTTCCCTCTGGACTGAATGTAGATACATCTATGTAATCTTTTTCATCATAATGATATATCAATTCATTTTTATCATTGTAACTACGACTCTTACTTTTTTTAAGATTATATGTTTGAACTGCCATCTCCATGTAGTAGTCACCAAATGAATTTTCTCCCTGTCCAGAAAATAAATTAAATGATCTAAACATTCTTTTCTTCTTATCAAAATATCCTATACTATTATTCTCAAATCCTTTAGTAGATGAGTCTGCAAAATCCCATCTAGGACTACCCATACCATCTAAGGTAAACCAACTACCACTATTAAATGGTGATGTAAAAACAGTTGATGCTGCATGACATAGATGATGACCTATGTACCATACTTCAGCATTAGGAAATCTAGATTTTAAAAATGTTGCTATGTCTCCAGATGCAGTATATGTATTGCATAAATGAACTGCTGTTGGAGAGTATGCTACGATGTCAACATCTTCTGGGGTTAGATCTTCTAAACAATATCTTATAGAAAGTTCTGGGTAATTACCTTCTTGTTTATTTCTTGTTAGTCTTGATTCATCTATACTTCTGATGTGTTTTCCATCTACAAATAATGTCGCACCAGAGTCATGTACTCTAGACATATCATCTGCATGATTTCCATTCCAACCAATAGCACTATGCAGACCTAGTATTATCATAATTAAAAACTAAAAGTTCTTTACGACCTTGTTGTTCTTTCATATATTCACCAACAGATCTCATGGTATATGTATGGTCAAATTCAGCAGAATACCAGTTATTAAATCTATCTTTAATTAGTTGACTACTATTGTACGATATTAATTGTGTTGCTGTATATTTGTCACACATGGTAGC